AATAGAATATACATCAACATATTGTCCGGGACAAAGGATTGCAGTCCCTTCAACTCTTAATGGATTATTTAACCAGTATAATCCGGGGTCAGTTGTGATCTTCCACTGCTGGCAGTAAAGTTTATGATCGGCTAGATAAGCACAATAAAGAGTATCATTAAATTCATTGATAGTATCACTGCTTGATCTTATCCCGATGATGTTCAGCTTATAGTCTTGAAAATAGAACTCATAACCCAACTTCATCATTCTTTCTTTCAGAATGGTATATAAAGAGATTACTCCTTCATTTAACATTACAATTGTCCCGCTAAATAAATTGAGCCCGCAGTGCCGATCACTCCGATTGCTATTCCAAACCAAACCGATTTATACCAAACATTCTCCTGATAGTATGCTTTCTTCCAGAATATTATTTCATTAATCTTCATATTCATTAAATCATCGCTTGCACCCTTGATCATTTCCACATCCATCTGGTAAAGAAGATAGTTACTCTGCAGATCCACGTAAGCACGGCGGAGCTGCCCAAGTTCGATGAGCAGATCTATTGCATCCGGTAAAGCTTTATTAACTTCACCTTGTAAGGGGTGAAGGTTCTGACTGTAGCTTTCGGACGTAGTAAAGAAACAAACTATCAGCAAGCTCAGGATGAAGATTGAGCAGGCTGTCTTTCCTTTGTTGTTCATATTTGTAAACCGTTGAATAATAATTATTAATTGTTTTAATGCTGTCAAGCTCTTTGAGATGCTCAAACATAGCGTCAAGCTTTTCAAGTGCAAGCTCGCTTTTATCTGCCAATGCTTTGCCCTCCAGTTTGGTAAGAGTATCCTGCTCATTGCAGAATGCAAGATAAAGCACCATCCCGACAAACAGGATGAATAAGATCAGATGCAGCTTGTCAAACTTCATTCTGCTTTTCTTCTTTCTTTTTAGAGAATACATTTCTTAAACCACCCGCATCAGAAATGTTTTCTATTGCCATAGCACCGCCTAAAACAGAAGTGCCAATCATTAACCAGAAAATAATACTTTGAAAATCATTACCACTTAGTATGACTCCCCACTTGATTGCAAGCGCAGTTAATAAAGGAACAATTATCTCAAAGATTATTGTTACGATGAATTTCCTTTTACCTTTCATTTTATTCTCCTGTTATTTTAGTTGGTTAAATAATGCTCAGTTTTGCCAAATCTCCACTTAAAATATTTTCTAAATTGTTTCCTATTGCCCAAAATGTATTTGATATAATTCCAAAGAAAATATCTTATCTCTAATCTGCCTTCGTTATACCAACATACACCCTTCCATCCATCATTGTTTATAAATCCAAATTCTAACCAAAGTTCATTTTTCATTTTATTCTCCTATCTATAATTTGATGGATTACTTATCCACTGTTTAATATACCAGATGTCATCATCTTTTAATTCTCTTATTTGCTGTTTCAATGATTCTATCTTTGTCTCTTTAATCTGTAAATCATTTTTAATATCGTGCTGAGCAAAATAAACCCCGACAATAAAGCTGGCGATCGCTATCACCAATCCGAAAGCTGTAAATGATTTACCTAAATTTTCTTTTATCCAGTCTTTCATTTACTTTTCATTAGTCCTCTTATTAATGCGCCAAGTAATGTATTAAACATCCCAAGAATAACTCCATCTTTACCACCTATAACAAGAAATGTTAAAAGAAACATTGCGATGATTATCATTATATCAATAGGCTCAAATTTTTCAGTTATATTTTTCCAACTCATCTATTTTACCTTCCAGCTTTCTGATATAAATTGCAATTAAGAAAAAAGTTATTCCGATAACCACAAAAAGAATCGAAGTATTAAGAGCCATCCCAACATCAGTTGACCATTTGTAATAATTCTCTCTATGTGCTATATATCCTGCTAAAGAATAACTGCCAACAGACAGAACACATAACCCCATAAATTGGATAAGCTGAAATATCAATAAATTATGCCCTATGAACTTTATTATTTCTATAAGTATTTTTCTCATTTCTACCTCTATTCGTTTTTCTTTTCTAACAGTTTACCAAATACAGGGATTAAGTAATACCACAATGGTTTAACCTTCAAAATAACGTGCATAAACATATTGCGAATCCAAAACATATACGCCCAAAAAAGTATTGGCAGTATCAATAAAAAATACCATTCTAATTTCAATGCAAAGTATAAAACAAAAGTTAGTGCTATTGCCATCATAGCATACAGAGCACCTTCTGATATATGAGCAGAATCATAAATGCTTTTACTTTTATCATTTTGGTCTGTGAACCAATACCATTTCTTTTTATAATCAGCCCATTGCCAGGAAGTCCAAGCCCTTTCATCTCTCGTCTGCTCACATAATACCTGCACTTCCATATATCCTCCGATAGAAGCAAACAGGGTTGCAATTACTATCACTAAAATTATTTCAATCATTAATTGGCTCTACAAGTTTTTGATATTTCCTTTTTACAAACTCTCTGAATCCTGCAAAGTCTGGTTCTTTATGAACGTATGTATAGTGAGATGAATCTTCGCAGGCTAATTCATTATAATATCCATCTTCCTGATTCCCCTTCTGGGTGACACAACTTCTGTCATACCATTTAATAATATGTGTGTGCTGCAACGAACTATCATTAAAACATTCCTGTTCATACTCAATAATTAAATCGTAAGTATTATACTGTGCGAATACTATCGAGTAAAGGAACAGAAAGATTATTATTGTTTTCATTCCTTTACCTATTCAACTATTATAATTCTTGTTTTAATCGCAAGTGTCGCTTTCGTTGTTACTACAAAATTTTGTGATTGTCCACCAGCTAATATTGTCTCGGTATAAGCAGTTGAATAACTCCCGCCAGTTGTATTTTTAACAAACACAGTATCGGTCTGGTCAGCAGTTTTTTGTGCAGTAGAATATGTGCCAGCATAGTTAATCTTGAAAGAAGCCGATGTTGTAGTCCATACGCTAAAAGTTGAATCTGCATTATCAAAAGCAGAAGAAGCGATATATTCCGTACTCAACTCTGCATTATTAATCGCAGTAAAACTAAATGAAGGAATTGTATCTGCTATGCCTTGCTGATATTCCAACGCACCTAAATCCCAACTTCCGGTTCTCGGATTGCCAAGTATATCATAAGCTATATCAGGGAATAGTTCTAATAAATGAGGATATTCTTCCGCTATGTTAGCCCCTAAATCCCTCCCCGTTTCAGTATAATAATCTGTAATATTACTACCATACTTTTGCACAAAAGAAACGTCAGTTGAATTACCTGTTAATGAATTAGCATCATACAAATCACCACCAAATAAACTTGAATCCCGCCATTGTGCATAAGTATATGTCCCAAATCCCTCACCTATATAAAATGGATTAGAGAGTCCGCCATTTTCAAAATACCCGTTATTATCTACTTCTCTGAAATATGTATAATCAAAAAAATACTGGAATCTTAACCATAAAGGGACTGTTGAATCTGCAACTATTATATTATTCTTAAAAATTAAAGTATCTAAAATACTTCCTTCTATCCCTATCGGTATTGTAGTATTTAATCCATCATCAGCAAAAAGAAAAGTGTTATTAAATACATACCACTTTTGATGATAAACATAAGGAGAGTCCGGGAACTGGTAGGCAAACACCGGGTTCATATCAGAAAGATCATTGCGGGCAACGATAAGGTTATTGTATATATAATAATTGATTGAACTGAATGCCCCCGAAGTGTATAGAATTGCATTCCATCCTATACCCGAAGAGGTTGCAATCAACACATTGTTTCTTATTATTAAGTAAGATGTCTCTAAAGAATCTTTGTTAGCAAATCCACTTATTTGTATAAAGTCAATATGTTGGGGTGTTTCAACCGCGACGTTTTCAATAATAAAATAGTTATCTTCAATAGTATGAAAACCCCTGCCATCGGATATACCAATGGGGTCTAAAGACGTGGCTCTATCTTTACCAATATGAGTATAAGTGCAACCTCTGATAGTGCCCCTCGTTCCTGCAAGATAGAACCCCCCTGTCAAACCTGCGTTATGTATTACGCAATTTTCGATTGTATTATCATTGCCATATATATATATCAATCCATTATCAACAGTAGTAGAATCTGACCTTGTGTCGTAAAATGTAACCCCTGTTATCTTTACATTATTAATCCCCATAAGAACAAATAAGTTATATGTATCATCATTCTTTGTAATAACATAAACATCGCCGTCGTGCCCTGACTGCCAGGCAGGAGCTATTACTACTTCTTCATTGAAGGTAGGAATAAATTCTCCTTCACTTGCTTCCCTTCTAATACCATTATAAAGATTATTAGATAAAGGGTAGTAACAAGTTGAATCAGCACCGCCCGAAACATAAATAGTATCACCATCACCAATTATAGCCCAATTTACACCTTGATTACCAAGCCAAACAGATGAATCCAGAGTATTCCACGCATCAGTCCAGCTTCTACCTGTATTAGCACCAGTTGCATCTCTATCTACATACCAAACATTCTGTGCGTTAAGAGTTATTGCTAATAATATGAATATGAGCCATAGGCTCATCAGCCTTTGGTTGAAAAGATATTTCATTTAGTAAGTAGTCCCGATTAAAACTTGGTCTGCTGTTGTTACGTTTGTCCCTGTTAAATCATTCCCGCTTGCTGAATGGTCATTTAGCATTTCTGCATCGGTAGCCCCACTCCATTTATACCAAGCTACTACTGTTCCGCCTAAGTATGAAGCGTTTAGAGTTCCACCTGTATTATATAAAGCAGTTATTTCATCTGCTGTTAAAGCATACCCGCTTACAATTTGAACTTGTCCTATTAAACCGGGATAATACCAACCTTGAGAATAACCATCTTGCCCGATTGTTAATTTAGAATCGCCAGAACTTGTATTGCCTTGATTTAAGGTTGTATAAGCCGCATTATTATCTCTATATATATTGTAATCAGATACGCCTCCTGTCAAATCAGAACAAGTTATGACAACTAACATCCACGTATCCGCCTCTGTTTCTACCACCCCACTACCCACACTACCTCCCGTTCCATTATCATAAACAAATGTCCAAACCTCAATAGAAGTTAATACAAGTACCCACCCCCTTGTGGGGTTAGCATCAGTTGAAATTATTGTTCTTTGACCTCCATCTATCGTGCTTGGCGTTTTCACCCAAGCTATGATTGAAAATGTCTTGGCAGACAGATCAACATCCGTAGGTGATGTTTTTGTTGCGTATTCATTTGAACCGTTCAGGTCAACAGCGTAAACATCTTCTGCGACAACTTCATCATCAAAGAGTAATCCAAATTTACTCTGTGCTTGAAGTGTAAAAGATAAAAGTAAAAAACCTATTGCTAAATATTTTTTCATTATTCTCTCCAATAAATTTTGTATCTTAAATAAGTTAAGTCATCACCTATATAAGTGAAGTAAAAATAAACTTCATTACCCGCAGGGATTGTGGCATCGTTAAAAGTTGTGATTGTATTCCAACCAGAAACATTTGTATAGGCATTAAAACAAGTTGTGCCTAATCCCAAAGCTCCGAATGTACCAACCACCGTTATGGAATCATCAGTCCTGACTTGAATTGAATCTATTGTTATCGCACTGTGTGTATAAAAATTACTTATAGTATCAGCAGTTGTGGGGTTTAATATCTGGTCTGGTCTTTGTGGTGCGTGAATATAAACGGGTGCTTGTAAAGCCCCACCAGTTTTTTGCCATATTCTAAAATCATCTATATAATAACTCACGTCGTTATCTTCATTTCTTATTCCTACTTGGTCGTATGCCGAACCAGATGATGTGAACGTACCACTATAAGTGCCAGCGGTAGTTACGTTGATATTATATCCCCCACTTCCTATAATTATGGTATCATTGGCGGAACAAGAATCTATTCTAAAAGAATATCCATAAGCAACATTACTGTCCATTACACCAGTTTGTGATATACTCCAAGCGTGTGTATTACCGTCAGTCACAAAATGTAATGTGCCCGTTGGGCTTTCTTCTACATAATTCCCTGCATCTTCCAAAGAGACATTCCAGTTATCAGGGTTGTCCCCAGTCCAATCCGTGAAGTTACCGTTAAGAAGAAGATTTTCTCCTATGGCGACACTCAAAATGCCTGAATTTGGGTTAGCATAAATATCATTGGCATTTAATCCAATGCTATTAAATTGCACTCCAGAATAATTTAACAGTCCTAATCTCGTTATATCATAGTTATCCATATCAATGTTAGTCGCAACAGCACCAATGAACGAAGGAGTGTAAATTCTTTTTACCGTTAAGTTTTCTACTGGTGTTGTCGAAGTAATTGAAAACGGTGCAGTCCCAGTGGTTAGAACAGAAAACAATCTCCCCGCATTTACGTACAGAAGATTATCCTGTCCCAACCATACCGAATTAGAACCACTTGCCTTTAACCGCAAATTACCACTTGATGCACTTACATACCCCTCATTGCCTAAAATTAAATTTGTCAAAGTGTTAGGATAGTATTGTATAGACAAAGGCATGTAAGCCGTACCCGAATCATTAAAGGTAGTGTTAAAATAATAAGGACTTGATGAACCCAATATCCCATATTGCCAATATCTATATGTATCTGTGTTATAAAACCTTAAAGGATAATTGTTATAATAGTAATTCCCATTATAGAATGATGTTACGCCTGTGAATTTTGTTGGGCTGTTGGCATCGCCAGTTATAGCCGTATTCTTATTTAGAGATGAAACATCTTCACTAATCGCAGTAGCAATCCCCTGATAACCATATTGAATTAAATTATAAGTTGAGTTGGTTTCAAATCTGTAATAAGCATAAACATCGGCGTCATCATAAAGATTATTCCCTATAAATGAGTTATTATTTGCATAAGTCCCTTTAACAAAATAATCATATCCGACCATCTCTACTAAGTTGCCAGCGATGTAATTACCTACATCCGCATTAGAAGAACCACCTACAATTTCGATAGCACCAACCGAATCAATATTGCTTCCACAGGTAAGCCACCAAGTATTATTCACGATTTGAATACCATTGGCATATCTTCTTAAATAAAGCCCTCTCCTGATTCTATAAAAATAATTCTCTGAGAAAATAGAACCATACCCCTGGAATGGAGAATTACCATTTGCAAAAGCCGTAGTATGAGTGCCTCCACAAACAATAGCATCGTTTGAAGCATTACTTGTCGCACCCGAACCAAAGAAAGTTGTGTTACGAATATATGAAGTAGTCGCAGTGGTCTTAAAAAAACTCTTATTAGCAACCTGTGTATAAAAAGTAAGATTTTCTATTGCTAATGTTCCAAGCCCCATAGTTAGAATGAAGACACTATCACCCCCATCATAAGTAAACTCTACAATAGTCCCCCCTAATGGTTCGGTAGTTGTCCCAGCCGTTTTTGTAAAATTACCAGAACCGCTTATTATTATCGGAACATTTGTATAATACCCGCTTGAAGTATCAGAATTATGCGGTATAAGCCATTGAGAACCATCTATGTAATGTTTATCTGACAATCTTAACTCACCACCACCTATTGAATATAAATAAGCAAAAGCTAAATCAAATGCCGTTGAATCATCTGTCGAACCATTACCAACCGCACCAAACATTTCTGGTATAACTATATAAGAAGTCTTAGTGTAGAGAGAATCAAAGTTTGCGTTTACGGTTGTGGTGTCGTCTGTAATATTTAATATGGTTCTGGTCTGGTCAACTGTTTTTCTATACCAAACATTATCTGAGTCTTGTCCGACTATAAAAGTATTAGTTGCATTGGGTGTATCTAAAGCAACTGTGTAATAAGGTGTTGCTGTCGGTACCCCATCCGTTGGAGTCTGCCCATTCAGCATCAAATTAAAATTGCCGGATGTAACCCAGACCGTATCAGGTCCGTAAGCATAAATTGAATAGTAATATTTTGCCGCATTAAAGCTTGCAGTTTCATCCACATAAAGCGTGCAGGTTAATGTTGTGTAAGGTGCGCTGTAACTTACAGTAGTTGGTTTTTGTATTAACCTGTTACAAGTATTGGATGTGCAGGGCTTAACTACAAAGTAAAGACTATCATAAGCAGAATAATCACCGGCTGCTTTCCACGTTAAAGTTGTTGTGGATCCCCGTTCGACGAATACGTGGTTGTCGACTTGCGCGGCGGTTGTAGCAACAAATAAAAAACATACAACCATACAGACATACTTCCATACGCCCATACAACCATACAACCATATCCGCGATTGTATGAATGTATGAATGTATGACCTGCCTACCGGACAGGCAAGTTGAATGATTGTATGAAAAGCTTTCATCAGAACCCACTCCTGATCAACGGAATCAACTTCCGGTCTGCTGCTTCAGTTTCCCAGGCATCGCCGCTGGTGTAACATCCAAACCTTATGTATCTTTTAAGCGCATAAATCAATTGCGGTTTTAAGATATTTATCCCCGCAACTTCCGGTGTGAATGTGTAAAGATCACCTTCGTAATGCACAGGCTTCCAATCGTAAGGCGTTCCGCCGGATGTATCTGCAGCCGAGTTATATGTTGCAGAAGTTTGTATGAAAAACTTTGCGGCTGTAAATGCAGCGGTTGTATCAAAATCCACCCCAACAAGTATTCTACCGTTAAGATCGTAACCTGCGGTTGTATCACCATCTTCATAATAGTATGTTGTGGAGTCGCCCGAAAGGATTACAAGCGTGTCGCGGTCGGTGGTGAATTGTGCAAGCGCAGGCAATGCAAAGCATACAACCATACAACCATACAACCATACGCGGTTGAATGAATGTATGAATGTATGACCTGCCTGCCGGACAGGCAAGATGTATGAATGTTGTTTTTTCATTTTGTTACCTTTATGTTGTTAATTTTTTCAGCCATAGGCTGATCCGCCTCAGGCGGAAATTTTTAATTGCTTTAATTATTACTTCTCGAAACTTCTACCCAAGCCAATGCGGGCTCCTCTGCAATACACATCAAGGTTATTATATCATTGTACCCCATCGTAAAATTGCCTGCTAAATATAAATTGTCATCACCGCTAACATAATCTTTTAACAAAATCGTATAAGGAACTGTCGCATTTCTTAAAACAATTATTTGCCCGTTAGTAAATGCCGTACCCGTTATCCTGCTGATACCATCCGTTAAGTTGCCAGGTAAAATAAACGCTGCTATTGGGACTTGTCCCACCGGGAAAGTTATTATCGTATCTGCGACCGTTATAGGAGAGTACGCATCAACACCCAACACGAAAGTATTAAAGACCGTGCCTGAATCCATAGTAAAGGATTCGCTAATATTTATATTTGGCACTGAAACATTTTTACTAAAAGTTATAGTAGAATCATTATACTTTATAGAAGCCGAATCATTACCGGCGTCATTTATTATCGTAAATGTATTTGCATAAATATTAAAAAACGGCGCTGTGTTCCTGCCGATAATGGATGATGCTTGTGTTCTTTGTATTCCGTGTGTCCACATTTGTGTGGTGCAAACAACACTATCACCGTTAAAGAAAACTTTCCCGTGGCTTCCTGCATTAAAAGTTGCACCGTCAAAATTATTTATTCCGTTCCAACTGTTAGAAGCATTAAGCAAGGTTGTAATGCGGGCTTCGGTTGTGTCTCTTGCTTGTAACCAAAAATTAGAGAAAATCATTTTTCGCCAGGCATATTTGTTAGCCACCTTTGTTTGAAATCCGATTATATCATTTGCCCCGAATGTAGTTTTGCTCGTAAAATTAGCGGTGGAATCATAAGTAACCTGTGCATTTATATTTTCGGGCATTAAGCTGTAAGCAACAAGCATTAAGCCAAACAAAATTATTCTATTTAAAATCTTCATTTCTAATTCCTCTTTCTATTTATTGTTTATTACTTACCATTTACTTTTTTAATCCGTTTGTGCCGTTTGATCCGTATCTGTTTCAACTACCTGGTCCGAATCCATTTGAACTATTCCTTCGCCCGATGTAACCTGCAGACTCCCGAGGTTAACCGGCTTCTTGCTTTTGAATATTATTCTGAAAGTATCATAAGCCCAGGGTGTTTCCAGCGGGAAGAGTTCCGTTATCTGCATCCTGAATTTTACATAGCCACCATCTTTATCTACAAAATAATCTGCATTCTGACTCGGTGATAAAGCAGTAACTTCCGTTTTGTTATAACTTGAATAAAAATTTTTAAACCACGTTAAAGAGTTGGTTAAGTTTTTATGCAGCCTGCACAAAACAGTAACGGTGATATGATCGTAGTCTGCTTTGTTGGTCCAGCTGCGTGTTGTGTTGATAATACTTTCGTGCTCAATATCCCTGCTTTCAAGCTCGATAGATTCAATAAAAGATTTTTCAATGCTGATTTCATCCTCATCAACTACAAATTTTGGAACTCCCGTGCCGAATAAATAACTTTCCATTACAGCTCCTGCACTATTTCTACAGTGAGGCCGTCAATATCCATCGAAACCTCTTTAACTCTTACCGGCACCTGCTGTGTGGTTATATCCCTGGTGCCGTTAAATGAACCAATTTTTGCCTGCGCATCATTATAAACAAACGCCAGGTTCGAATAATTATTTACCGGCCACAAGCCCAGCCCGAATGTGTTGCCTGCGGCTTCCCAATATTTTTCATACATAATTATAAAAGATGCCGGCCAGTCAATTAAGTTTTTACCCAGGCCGGTAGAATATTTGTGACTTGCAAGAGATGATCCTGTAATCTGCGCGTAAGCACTCCTCGCCGCGAATTCTGCATCAAAAGAATATCCTTCAATATCATTTTCCACATCATAAGTTTCTTTATTGAATGTCAGATCGTCAGTTATGGGGAAGCTCAGATTATTCCTTACAGAAACAATAAGCTGTTCCGGCACACCGGTCTGGCTCCAGCTTATATCGAAGCCCATATTGTTGGTCGGGATTGTTCCAATTTTATTGCAGAACCATTGAAAGAAATCCCAGAAGGTAGGCGTTAAAAGTATTTTTGCAGGGTCTGCTATTATATTTGTTCTGTTACAGGCAACTGATTGGTTAATACAGTAAAACATATTTTCATCAACACGCAGATGCTCAAGATTCATAACCCTGTCCACTCCGCCGAATGATATTGTCTGGATATAAGTAGTGCCCGGGGGAAGAGAAACGTTAATACCTAACTGGTTAAATATCTTTTCTATAATCCACAGAATTTGGACGGAAGGAAGCCCTTCATTGTCTGAAGCCCTATACTGCTGCGGAGTTGCACCGGAAGCAAGGATGCCCGATAGTTCTGTAATCAGGCGGTCTTTCATAACTGAAAGCGAAGAAATTATTTTTAAGTTCCAGGCTCTGTTTTGATAATCATATCTTCTTTCAAAAATTTTTCCTTTGTAAAAAGGATAAAATGATGATGCAGCAAAAGCAATTTTAATTTGATTTCCTTTGGCAATAAGCGCGGTTGGTATCTTGCCGGAAACAGCCATATCAATTTCGCCTAATATCGGAGTCCTGTCGCGGTTGCGATAAATTATCGGAACATCGCTGCTTCCTATAACGTATTCACTTATATCTGTTGCACCGATTTTAACTATCAGACTCATCTAAAATCCCCAACGTTTTTGCCCGACCTGGTCATATTATTTATTTCTTTTTGGATTACGGCTGCAATCACTTTGCCGTCTAAAGAAACCTGCACAACTCCTCCTCCGCCCTTACTCTTCCTGCTTACGTGGAGATTGGTTGTAAGTATTGCATTCCTTATCTGGTCGAGCTTATTTTCCATACGGGAAGTCTGCCCGGCGTTATAAACATCCAGCGTTTCATTTTTATGAACCATAACCGGGTAGCCGCCGCCATAAGCAGGGGTAGTGTAGCTGCCGCCCATAGCAAAAGATGGAATCTTTGTATGTGAAATATTCCCGCCCAGGTTGGTAATCCTTCCGCCCTTTTCCAGACCGATAAGCGAAAGTAATCCGCCGATTCCAAAACCACCGCCTCCGCCAAACATTGAAGCAATAACTAAAATCATATTTGATATTGAATCAACCATTGCAATTGCCTGCGAAAGCTGCCCAACAAACGTATGTCCTGCAAAAGAAAAATTGCTCGCCATTTGGTTTGATAATGAAACAAGCGCGTTCATTGGGCTTACGGCGTTTTCGATCTCCTTATCCAATTCCTCCCAACGTTTTTCGCGAGTTGATTTTCTGCCGGTCGGGGCCTGCGTTAATTTTTTATTTAACCAATCTTCGGCACTCTGATAATCAGGGAGTATCTCCATTTCCTCATCCATATCGCGCATACGTTCATAGATATCGCTCATTATGTCATATTGCTCTTTTAACAATTCAATTTCTTTTTCTTTTTTAAGAGTCAAAGAATCTTGTATTTTTGCTTCTTCTTTTTTCAAATCTATGTATTGAGCCTCTGTAAGATTTCCACCTTCTATGGTTTCTTTTATTTCCTGAAGCCGGTCCTGCTGCTGCTTAAGCCAGGGAACGGTAGCCGCCACTAAAGAAGTGTAGGTTTTCATTGCTTCTGGTTTTTCCGGTTCTTCACCAGGAAGCGGCATCCACATTCCGGTTTCAAAATACTGCCTCAATAGCTTACCCGAATCAACTAAGCTTTTCATAGAAAAATTAAGAGCTGTAAAAAAGCCAAGCCAGACGGGTGCCAATTTTTCGCCAATTTCTTCCTGCTGATCATTAATTTCATTGTTTAATCTTTCCATTTGCCCCGTTAAAGTTTTACCCTGGGCTTCTGCCTGCCCCATATAAATTGTCAACGCTTTAAGAAGACTATTATATCTTTCAGTGGAACCAGCTGCCCCCTCGACTTTAATTCCGTAACGTGCCAAAGCATTTGTAGATGAGGCGAAGGTTTTTGTAACAAGATCGGCTGCACTGGAAAGATCGACTCCCTTTGCAGTTGCAAAGTCCTGAGTAACTCTTATCAATCCCTTTATTTTGTCTTCCTCTTTTGTAAAGGCAGCAATCAAACTCATTGCTTCAATGGTTGCATCATCGCTAAAGGTCGTTATTTTTTGCAAATCTTTTGCATAGTTCTGAAGTGATCTTGAGTTTTTACCGAGTGCGGTGTCCAGCTTTTTAATAGCAACTTCACTTTCCTTAAAAGCATCAATTGAGCTTCTCATAAAACTTAAAACCTGTTGCGCAGAAAAAGCAGCAACCAAAGCCACACCAATTCTATTCATAGCTTTTTCCATCCTGCCGGATGATTTTAATACCCTACCCTCAACCTGGTCAATCTTTTTTAATGCGGCTTCGTTACGCGCATCTAATTCAATTATATAAACTTTTTTAGGCAAAATTATTTATGCTGTCCCGATAAGTCGGGATTATTTCAGCATCTCCTTTTCTTTGTTTCTAATAAATCACTTAGCAGTTCACCTATTTTATCGCAATGCTGTTTTGCTTCAATATTATTCCACTCAGGAATTAGTTCTGCAAGCTCCTCATACTCAGAAACCAAATCCGCAATCTTATCCAATACTTTGTTTGGATCTTTTAACTGAACATCTATTATTAACTCTTTCATCGCCATAACTTTAAGATCCTGAAACGAGTTCAGGATAAATTTTTCAACTCTTCCTGTAATCTTTTTTGTTTATCCCAGAATGTTTCCATTTCAAGTTTGCCACTAAGCTTAAAGCCCACAATGTTGAAGCATTGGTTGAGCAGTGCGTTGTATTTTCGTTGTGTTATTTTATTCAAATCAAGTCCCGGATAAGTATTCAGCATCAAAGCTTCCGCAACTTCAATGCTTATCCTTCCTTCTTTTTTTTTATCACCACATTATGTTTTAGAAAATCGTAAACGTGCGGCTGTGCTTTTTTAATTTCGATCAATTTATTCTTATTGATTTTCAATTCAGAACAAACCTGGTCATCGGTTAAACCCTCATCATCTTTTTCAAGATTGATTAACATCTTAAAAAGCTTGCGGACAAGTGATTCATCCACAAGCTTCTTGAATTGTTCCGGAGTTATTTCTTTGTTTTTTGTTTTGAAGGATTGATAGACAAGCTTTTCAACTTCTTCGATATGCCCGAGTATGTATTGCCAGACTTCGACATCGTTAAAAGTTGCTTCAAATAGTTTTAGGATTATACCATCACGCAGCACTTCTTCTTTGATTAACTGGTATACTTGTTCAACTCTGTCTTTTCGTAAAAGAGCCTGGACATAATAAAGACTTACATCTTCTCTTAGCCTTTCGCAAAACTCATACTGCTTACCGTCCTTAAGCTCGTAGAAAAATGATTTTGTTTCCACTGTTCATCTCCCTATGCACTTGAATCGGTTAATGTAAGACCGCCGTTCACTGTAAAATTGTATGTGGTTATTACAACGCTGTCGCCTTCGACATCAACACTTTTTCCTTTTGATGTGAGGATGATGCTTCCGCTGTAGTAAACTTCATCTGTGCTTGTATCATCCATACCAAGATGCGCTTCATACTCATTCCCAACAACCAGATCAACATCGCCATACCTGGTTATGTGATCGAATGAACCGGTTACGGTTATCGCTTTGCCTGCAACGTGCGGAACTGCTATGCCGCTATCACCGGAATCTTTTGCCGGAATTGCAGAACCCTGTTCGCTGAAACTCCAGTTCTTAATTCTGAAAGCAGTTGCACTTGCATAAGCTACATTGCCCTGTTTCAGATGCCCGTTTTTGCCGGAGATAACACCCGTAAGTGTGCAATACATTTCGGCACGACTCCATACAAGAGCAAGTGCGATCTGCAAAGATCTCCAGATGATTTTTAACGATTTGAATATTTTATAAATCATTTAACTACCTCAATATTTTTCTATACTTGTGAATTATCGGTCAGTGTAAGCTCACCATTAACTGTAAAGCTGAAAGATGTCATTACAACACTATCACCTTCAACATCAACAGACTTTCCTTTCGATGTAATGAATATTGTGCCTGTGTAATACATTTCATCGCCGCTTGTATCATCCAGAATGAAAAGAACCACGTAAGATGTATGCAGTGCAAGCTCGGTTGCCTGTGCGCCGTATCTTACAATCTGGTCAAATGAGCCGGTTGTGGTTTTAGCTTTGCCGGGAACGTGAGGAACATAATCATCTGCATCACCCGAATCTTTGCAGGGTATTGCAGAACCCTGCTCCGAGAATGACCAGTTTTTAATTCTTACCTCGGTCCCGCCCAAAGCTGTTAATTGTATTGTCCCGTTTTTGCCGGATACTACTCCTGCCAGAGTGCAATAAATTTCAATGCGACTCCATAATAGAGCGAATGTAATTCTTAAGTGTTTAATAATTTTTCTTATCATTTTAATACTCCTTCCATACGTTCATACATCCATACAAGCGCGTATGATTGTATGATTGTATGATTGTATGATTGTATGATTGTATGATTGTTATTTTTATAATAATTTTAATATACTGTCTCATCTAACTCCCACTTCTCACCAAACTTATGCTGAAGCTGCATTTCAATTGTGCCCCTGCCTATTTCAAATTCTTTTTCTTTTGTTATGTCTATCGTTTCATTAACAGCAAACCATCTTGTGCCGTTCTCGCTTATTGCAGTTCCGAGTGCTGCAAGATTATCTTTAAAACATTTCTGCACATCGTGGATCATATTTGTAATTGTTGTGTAAGTGCTTGCTGATTTGCATCCGAGCTCAACGGTTATGTTTAACGTTTCAATGTGTCCGGGCTCGTGAGTGTTCTCGCCATCTTTTAAGTTAAGCCACATACCATCTGCATCATCACGCGGAACGATCTGCGTTGCCCAATGGAAAACACTCACCCCGGCGTTAGTCAAATAACCATTCACCGTAGAAATATCTTCAAGATAACCTTTCAGTAGAGTTGATATTTTTTGTCTGCGTGTCATTTACATAGCCAGCTTAAATTGTGATCTGAATTGTTCTAATCTTTTACAAGCTGCTTCATAGTAATCTTTGTCAATCTCAAAACCCACATAATCAAAACCCATATCTTCACAGGCGATTAAAGATGATGCACTGCCAACGTGTGTATCTAATATTTTATCATTTGGTTTTGCGTATTTGGTTAGAAGCCATTTGTAAAGGGCAATTGGTTTTTGAGTTGGATGGATATTAACAAACGGTCTATCAGTATCTAAAGATTTGGGAGCGAAACCGCTTTCACTTCCCCTTCCATAATCAAATATTCTCAAAGCAATGTCAAAAGAAGTCCAAGCCAATTCACCATCTGAAAAAGAAAATCCACGCTGAATTTTATTCCAGACAACCCATCCCTTATGAATAGGTAAACCAAAATAATTTCCACCCCACACAATTTGATTTTTACTTACCCTGCTTAACTCATTAAAATATTCCTGAGTTGGTATTTGTTTATCCCAATCTTTATCAAGATGTTTTTTATATCCATTAGCCTCGCAGCTTATCCCTCTTTTATATAACTCTTGGCTCATGTCCAATCCATACGGCGGGTCAACAATAGCAAGGTCGAAGTATTTATCAGAATACCTTTTCATTCCTTCCATACAATCTATGTTTTCAAATAATCTCAATTCTTAATTCTTCATTCTTAATTGTTAATTGACAACGGCATATAAACCCATCCATCATCTGTTTCATATTTATCTTCGATGTTATAATCAACACCGCCGACTGCAAGTGTGTCATTTTGTTTTGCATCTGTAAACTCAGAGGCAAGCCCTTTGGCCGTAAAAGCGTAAGAACTCCAGTCAACATCACTCCCAACGTCCGTTGGATCGTAATCTTTAGTGAAAATAACGCGAACATCAACAGTGCCGGGAGGCGAGGCAATTGTTAATGTCGCGTTACTTCCAACTTCACCATTAAGAATTTCTGTTATTTCACTGCTGAGATCGAGATCCATTATTTCTCCTTGTCACCCTGAGCCTGTCGAAGGGTTGCTTTCTTGCTTTTCTTTGGTCCGAGTTTCTTTTCACTGATAACAATAGTCTCAAGCGTTTGAACATTTGAGCTATCCATCATAGTTGTTTGCTTTTCTTTTATTTCATCAATGGCGGGATCGTATCTGCGCACCTTACCAAGCCGGATGCAGGAAATAAGTGCATCGCCGGTTAAAGTTATTTTATCACCCGGTAAAACGATTGTTCCGTTTGTGCTGAATCTTTTAAGAACTACAACCTTATCCTGGTATAGTTCATTAGTGCCTTTCTTAAAACCTTTTGAATCTAATTCCAACATCTTAACTCCTTTTTGTTTTATTAAAGCGGGCAGTTATTAACCGCCCGCATATTTATTTTCAATCAGGACTTAATTAGTCAAGATCGCTTGCATAATAGAAAGCTTCATCGTGCCTTACTGTGGTATCTGCAAGCTGATTAAAGGTTATTCTTACCTGGTGGTAAGTTGCAAGTGTAAACGGATCAATAACAACATCAAGCGCATCCCACATAGCATAGTATGCCTGGTTAAATGCACCAAGGAAAATATATTTTTCAGTTATTGATTCAGTGAACTTTGCCATTCTTCCTGCAAGTCGGTCATCGTCACCCATCAAATAAACAGGATAACCGGATGCTTTTTCTCTTCCTCTCAAAACAGCTTCGCCATAAGCATTTGTAACAAAGCTTAATGGTCCTAAAGCAGCCTTATCACTCTTAATGCTTTTTATAGCACCAAGAATAGTTGCCCAGCTTGCAGAAGCCTGAGATGAATTGTTAATTGAAGTAAGATTCACGAGACCTTTGAACTGACCGCTCGCACCCGAACCGTGGAAGAAACCAGCCTGAAATCCGAGAGCCATTACCTGCCTTCCATCTTCCTGCAGAACAATATCAAGCGCAGGATCTGACTGGATGATAGCTTGCTTGCTTATATCAACAAAGAAACCGCCTCTTTTTGGGGTCATCGTGATTTCAGTTGTTGCAGGATCACCTTCAAGCACTGCAGCATTTTCAGTTGCAGCCCAGCCGAAAGCATTTCCGGTTGTCAGTTTTGGAATTTTAATATCGCCTTTTCTTCCCGGGAGCATTCTCAATCCCAACTGGTCAAGAATCATTTCTGCTCTCAGGGCATCAATCCACTCACCGCCAATGTGATCAGTTCCAACAAACTCACCGCCGGTTGTTGCGGTTGTGTTAACATCGGTTGCAAACCTTTGCATTCCTCTTCTTTTCATAAAGCGATGATCAAGAACTGAGTGAGGCATAAAGAAACTCAATCCTTTTTTGCTTTCGCCTCTCTTGCCGGTTACTTTTGCATACTCTTCAGAAATATCAAGCTCAGGTGAACTATCACCATTCAGCATTGCAGAGATTGCACGGCTTAAACTGTAACCTTCAACTTGTTTTTGGGTAAGCTGAATTGTCGGCTTCTGAGCTGATTCTTTAAGCTGACTGGTTGTTACATTCAAAATGAATTCTGAAAAATCAGTTGCCGGTCTGCCAAGCTTTATGTGATTATCTTTCACATCGGCAAGCTTAACACTGGCAGGCACTTTGTCTTTCCACTCATTGTAGAAAGCTTCGATGTCGGCTTTTCTTAGCTTTTCAGAATTTTCACGGTCCTCAGAAAGTTCAATTTTAACTTTCTTTTTTGCTTCGTCAAGAACTACATTCTGATCTTCCTGGCTTAGTTCATTTAATTTAGTTGGCATTTCATTGCTCCTTTTATTAATGTTTAAATTGTAATTAATTTTTTGGTCAAACTTTATGGGCAGGCCAAACTCATTAGCAAACTTTATTATCTCTTCTTTTTTCTGAAGATCAAAATAATCTGCACTGAAAACTCCCACGGTCGGCACTTCACCCATCCACGCGGAAGAACCTTCAACCGGTTTCCAGTTAAAAATTTCATAGACAGGCATTTGTGTTAAGATTGCAAGATTTTTTTCTTCGTCGTTCATTTCTTCAAGAGGCAGTTCGCGGTATTCAAGTATTTCAAAACCAACGGATGAATAAGGACGTATGCCGTCAATAACATCATTCATCAATTCTTCACCAAGCCCGCTTTTACTGAACTTTACATCTCCGCCAAGCACTTCATCAGTCAAATATCCGTTCAGGACCATACCGCGTTGATCTTCAATATTATGATTCATCAGAAACGGTGCACCCTGTTTTTGTTTCCATCGTGATAGTTCAACATTCTTTGGTTTAGCAAGAACTTTTAAGTTGCCCCACCATTTGGAAACAAGCGCAGGTTTATAAAATGTCATCGGAATAATTCTCTTGTCTGAATCGAAATTCACCGCGTTGTGCTCTATTGTAAAGCAATGCGGATTTTCTTTAATATATTTTGCTAATTTTTCGTCCATACTAATTCTCCACTAATTTTTTGTAATGTCCGTTGCCGTGTTTTTTTATGAGCAAAGCCATATCTTTTAATATCAGATGATTTCCTTCTTTTTTATTTTCAACTTCATCATCATCTTCATCATCAACCATTTTATTGTTAGTATTCACAGAACCAGAGAAAGTAATGCCAGCCTCTTTAAGTTTTTGGTTTTCTCTTGCCAGCTCGTCAATAATATCATCAAAATCATAACCCTGCCGTTTAAGTTCTTTGGTTCTTGTAGATAGCCCGTTATTAATTGCATCGTTCGCGGCCTGGATATCTTTATAAGGATCAACCCACGCCCATCTGCGGCCAAGAAATTCGGGTTTGTTTATTCTTTCAAGCTGTGAGTAAGGAAGCTTTAAAACTCCGTTCATTATAGCCGCCTTAAGCCATTTTGTAAAGATGATATTGAGAAATGATTCGATGATAAAATTCTGATCAACAAGCCACTGGTCGCGCTCGGTAAGCAAGCCGGAACGCATCGAAGAAAAGTTTACACTTTCAAGATCGCTTAGCCAGGCATTGTAGCTCATACCAAGAGCAACAGCAATTTTCCTGTAAAAAGCTTTTACAAAAAACGGATATTCTCCTGTAGGATAACTCGGAGCCCAATTGGAAACATCCTCGCCGGGATTAAGATAAATCGTTTCGCCGTTTGAAGCATAATTGATTAAGTTACCGCTTGCATCTTCCGTGTCACCCTGCATCTCGGTATCTCTTTCCCTTTTTACAATCATAGATTTCATTGCACCGATTCTTGCATTTATTACTGCAGCTTCATCATAGCCGTGAAGCTGGCGCATTTCCATCATCACGGGTGCAAGATGCGAAATACCTCTTACCTGGTTGCTGTGTTCAATATCATAAATATGATTAATGTATTCAGCATCGATTGCAATTCTTTTTCCGCTGCCGGAATTTCCAAGAAAAGAATACATCCCGCTTACTTCATCCTGCGGATTATATTGCCTGAAATGATACCGCACCCGTTTATTCCATTCGTTCAATTCGACACCCATTATTATCGCATTGCTGCCGCGGACTTCGTTAAAACTTTCATCCAGCAGATCAGGCTCAATCAAATCCAATGAATAGCCGAATTTGTTTACAGATTTATCGGGGTAATAATCACGCGCAATAAATTCACCATCACGTTTATATTGTTCGATAAGAAGCCAGAGCACCTGGGTAAACGTCAGAGACCCGCTCATTGTGCAAAAATCTTTTTTCTTCCATTCTTCCCAGGCGTTCTCAATTAAATCATTAATATTTTTATCAGGCGTGCCGTCTGCTTTCTTTACCCTCATCTGGAGTTTAAAACCATCGGGACCTATTACATCGCTTATAAGTCTTTTTCTGTAAGCTCTGATAAGAGGATTATTCTTCCACATATCGCGTGCACGCTCACGCACTTTGCGCATATCATATTTAATCTGCCTGTTTATGGTAGCGGTATCACTTATCCAATCGGCAACCCAGCGATTATTTTGCCCGCCGGAATAACCGAACTTCTGCAATTTTTTAAACTGCTCGCTTGCCGCCTTCCTTATAAAAGGAATTTTGAATACAATATTTCGGAAGAATTTATTCATTAGATTGCTTCGTTACACTCGCAATGACAGCGAGGTTAAGAGCCAAAAAATGTAATTGTCACCTTACAATTATTTGGGTCTGTTGGATCGTTGCCTGAGACTGCGCCGCGTGTTCTAAAATTAAATCCTTCATAACCTCTAAAGCTTGCAGCTACAATACCGTGATTGGCCACATATAATATTTGCGTTCCGGTTGCAGCCGCCGCAACGTCTAATGTAACTATATAAGTTATAACAGATCCCTGGACTGCAGTTCCGCTCGAAGTCCAGTTTACAGGATACCAGTTGAGTGTATCAACATCCGTTTCATTCTGAACGGTCATAGAAAATACCATAGAATCTATTTTGGTGCATCCGAATTCTTTTAACAGCCCCGCAAAATTTCCAACCTGGTAAGTTTCCCAAACTGTATTAGCGATGGTCCCGAGGTTGTAAGATTTTACGCCAACTATTCCCTGCGCCTGTCCTTCGACTCCGCTCAGGATGACGAATGATAATGCAATCATAAAAATTGCTAAGAAAGATTTTAATTTTTTCATTTTGTTTTCCTTTTGTTTTTAATTGTTATCAAATTGATTTAAAACTCTTTGTCTTTTTCTTTTACCGGCTTTGCGTTCCCAGTAGTTAAGCCGTTCGAGAAGCTTGTCTTCATCTTTATAAGTGTAGGTGTGCCCCTCAATGCTAACGGATGACATTGTTTTTTGTGCAAGCGCATAAATTGATGTTTCAATAGCATCGATCATTTTCATTGCGAAGGAACGCGGATCAGGTTTTGTATTAAGATCAGGAAATATTTCTACAAGAAAAGATTCACCAAGATCTGCTATATCGGCGGCGTCGGATCTATTTACAATAATGGGCTGGCAAACATACCAGCCGGAATTATTACTGTATGCTGCAGTTTGTATTACCGTCTGGGTGATAACGTGGGAGTCGCCGTTAGCAGTTGCGGCAAGCTCAATAGTAGTAATGTTGGGTTTTTTAAGAAGGTATTTTAATTGATGAGTTGATGCGGGGTAATCGGCGACTGATTCTTCCCAGTTCCACAAAGTTCCGGCAACAAGTTTTTGTTTTTCTATTTGCAATTTTCCGAGCAGTAAAGTTTTATAAATCTTTCTGCTGGAAATTTGGGCTATTTGTGGATGCTAATCCACTTCATTTTAGTTCATTTTACTTCATAGATTAGTAGAGAGTAGTTAGTATTGAGTGGTTAGTTACCTATCAAAATAAATATCATCATCGTCTTCCACTTCAATAAGATTTTGGTTCTCGTCATACTTCCATTCCGTATCACAGTTTTTACAATAAGTTGTTTTTTCGCAATCAATTTCAGGAACTGCATACCCACATTTGGGGCAAATCAGATTTTTATCATCACTCATTTTTCCTCCGTTGGTTTTGCGTTGGTTTTTGCTTTCTTCTCTGCTATTAACAAAGCAATAAGTGCGTGTAAATTATACCCCATCATCAACCCCACGCAAATTCCGCCCAAATATAAAATCGTGCAATTCATTTTTCCTCCGTTGGTTTATAATCTAAATATTGATTCGTTACTCAGGCGGTTAGCTTTTCCATATAAAGCCGAATCCTCCCGACTAATGTTTTTTGCACTTATAATAACTTCTTTCAAGTCGTTCATTATAGAGGGAGGAATCAAAAAATATTCTCCTGCCGATAATTTCTCTATCTGATAAACGGCTTCATCAACCGTTATTCTTGATTCTAAACACTCTTCTATAATCTGTCTTATGGTTTTCATTTTTCCTCCGTTCTCCCGGCGTATCCGGCAATTGCCGGAGAAGCCGGATTAATTTTTTCAGCCATAGGCTGATCCGCCTTTGGCGGAAATTATAAATTAGTTCACTCGTAATCCGTTATCGGGTTACGTTTAGCAATCTTATGCTTAATTGTTTTCTTCTTCTGATCCAGAGTAATACGGATCTTAGGAGTTTCCTTCACGTCAAATTCAAACGGTTCCAGTGCATCGTTAACCGCCTGGCTGAATGTGGTTTTCATCTGCCCTGATATAGATTTTATTTTATTAAAATTTTCTTCATTTAGCTCTACCAATTTACCAAAAAAATATTTTTCAAGCATAGCATTAACAAAGGGCTGCAAAGATATGCCGTCCATCCTATCCATAAACAGCTTTACATTGTATTCGTTAATTACTATGTGTTTAGTTTGGTAGCCGGACATAAGCTAATCTTTGCTTATTAAAATTACAAATGCTACAACTGGAAAAACTAAAACCATTAAAGGATAAAAAGTTATTTTGCCAAATAAATTCAGATCACCCCACAACTCTTTATAAACATCAATAAAATCATTGAATTTGTTCATCACACACCTCCATTTTATAATTTATAATTTTTAATTGCTTCTCACCCATAATTCGTAATCGGGTTCACGCTAGGCCTGCGAATTACATTTTTATTTTTAGTTTTTACTTTAGTTAACTCAAGCGGCGCAGCAGGCTTCATCCTGCGCATCACTAAGTTCGTCATCGAAGTGTCAGCAGTAGTTTCCTCCTGATTACTCAGCGCACCGACCTTTGCATCAACAGAGGCTTTATACTTGCGCCAGTTAACATTCAGCGACTTCATCATAGCATAAGCACCGCACCAGATATCAATCGCTTCGTTTGCAAGTCCAGATTTCTTTTTTTGAAATACATAATGTGTTTCGTTTTGCCTGATTATCGGGACCGCGTGCTCTGCAGTCAATTGTTCAAAATAATCTAAATCACAAAAAAGTTTTGTATGGTGGATTTTTGCGATAAATTCTTTTTTTTCTTCTGTTTCTTTGTCTGTTAAATTTGGTTTTATATTAATTTCTGTTTCGTCTATTTCCTGTAATCTTAAAAATAAAGTGTGCTTTGCAGCTTGTGTCCCAACATTAATCAAAACGCTTTTATCATTATTTACCAAACTAATTTTTCTTGGGAGCAAAGATGCTCTTATATTATTAGAACCCTTGGTTGCGCACCACTTATCCCATCCACGCTCAACCAATTCATAAATACTTTGTGATGCCCAGCCGGCGTCAACCCCTATTCTTCTTATTGTTCTTTTCAATCCATCTTTACGAACATATTCGAGCGAATTTAAAAAGTTTTTAAGTTTATCCCGCACATTGCGGTCCTCCGGATTCCCTTCAATCTTAAACCTGTCAACCATCCAGCACTCTTCCCCAACACCCCAGCCCCAAACCTCACCCTCATAACGCGCAGGCTTTGTCTGGCTGCCCGCCTGTGCATCAACAAATGCAGTTAAAATCAAAACACCATTAGGAATAATATTTTTCTTTTCGGGATCTATGTAATCCTCCCTGCGGTCAATTAATTTTCTTGCATCTATTTCTTTTATAACAATTTTTTTGTAAGGAAGGCCCTTTTCATTATTCATATAACTTTCATAAAGGGAATCATCACCATTCTCAAATGCTTTTTCTGCAAGATATTTTTGTTCAGCAATAAACGAAAGAGAAGCAATAGTGCTTGATGCTTTACCTAATTGATATGAAAGATGATCAGTCCTGCTCGGATATTTATGTATCCACCTTCCCTTAAGAAGCATCTCCATTCTTTCTGCTTCAGATATTTGATATTCACATTTATCACATTTAATTCTTGCAGTCTTAAAATCATTATGGAATTCTGTTTTTAATAAATCAATCGGTTCTTTATCCCAAACGATTCGATCTTCATCCAGCACCAATTCTTTTTTACAACCGGGGCAAACGACATACCAGTTTGCCTGGCTTCCTTCTTTAAATTCTAACTGAATATAAGAAGATCCATCTCTGCGTGGAGTGCTGCCAAAATAGTGCTGGTAATTATATTTGTAAGCAGTTACCCTTCCTTTAAGATTTGAATGAGCATTCCCTTCACTTCCCAACGTTATTTTTATTTCATCCATATCATCATCAACTGTTTTGCGTGCAGAACGAAACCTTGTTTTGCCAGGGGAAGCAAGGGAGATCATTTCTTTCCATCCGCCTGGGTAAATTTTCCATCTGGTAGAAGACTCGTCCGTGTTCCCCCTTCTTTTTTTAGCAATCACAGTGTTTAGTATAGGATTACAATTTATTATCGGTTCTAATTTTTGCAGAGCATATTTTTTTACTCCGTCGTCAGTAGCATTTGCGTAAAGATAGGGGCAGGGATCGTTAACAACATCATAAGCCCAAACACAGATGAATAAAAGTGTTTTACCCATTTGATTTCCACCCATAAGCGCAAGACTTCTTACTTCCGGGTCAAGGGCTTTGCGTAAAGGCTCCTCCAGGTGAGGCGAATTCCTTATCCTGAACGGTCCCGGAATCGGAAAGCTGTCAGGCAATATCAGGTTTTCCTCCAGCCAGTTGATGATATCAGGTCTCAACCGTGGTCTTAAGAACGTCTGGCATTTTAATTTTACCTCCTTAAAATTTTTAAGAAGATAGAATTGCTCCAGCCTATCCAGGGATGATATGTTAGTTTGTTGTATCATAATTTAATTACGCTCAGGATAACTACCGCTCGATCCGCCGATAGCGGATCAGCTTTTTGTTAGGTTTTTTCGTCGCTTGCATTTTTCATTATGTTTAATAATCTGCCATTACAAATTTTTGCCCAAGCCTTCACCATACCTTCTCGCTTTCGTTTTCTCTTTACCGGGTAATTTTTTTGAAACGTTATCATCCAATTTTCAAAGTTTTCCAAAAGAGGGAAAACTCCGCACGGAAACATTTGCATAACTTTTAACTGCAAATCCTTTCTCTCATTTCTGAAGTTCAATGCCCAATCATTTTTATGTGCTAAAATATAACACCACCAACCGCCGCAAGGGAAAATTGATCCGTTGTCAAATACCCAAATGAAGCAAGGTTTAATTTCTATTTTATCAGAAAATCTTTTATGCTCTAATTCAATTATTTGGCGTTCTCTTCTTTCTTGTAGCACTTCATCCCAAGTAACTAATTTACGTTCCGGTTCGCATCCAATAAACTGACCATCCTGAATATCTACGTAAGCTATGTTTGATGGCAATGGCTTTCTCCCGTCTCCCAATGCCTCTCCCCACCACTCATAAGCTTTTCTGAGTAGTATCAAAAGTCGCTCCTCAAAAGCTAACAAAAAACTCAACCGGACTGCTTTTACAGTTTCGGTTGATATTATTTATTTCAATTTCTTTATCCATAAAAGTTTAATTTCTATTCCGGGCAGCCGGTTAGTTTCCATCCGTTATCCTTCGCTTGTAATCTCATCAGCATCTTCAATTATTTTTTCTTCATCAATAATATATTTCTCAAGCTCAAGCTTTGAGATATATAATTTGTATGAGTTAACAAGCTTTTCAATAATGCCGGTAACCTTTTTCCTCAACTCTTTTGGTATATGGTGTATGACATCACGCTTCAAATCCTCTTTAAGCATCTCGGTTTTACTGCCAATAATGTTATTCTGGTTACCCCAGGCATCAAGAATATCCCGCTTCCGCACATACTGGTTCAGTTCATATTTTAATTTTGTCATCATCAATTTATTTTTAATTTTATCACCCTCCGTCTGCACCTTGTAACGGGATACATCACCGCTTGTTTTAAGAATTTCATTCTCAGCCTCAAGCTTATCAAGCCGCCACTGAAAACATTTTAATAAATCGTAAACGCCACGCTTCTCACGCGGCATTCCATCTCTTACCCACAACTGGATAGTTCGTTCATCTCTTCTAAAGCGTTGCGCAAGAGTTTCAACATTTACAAAAGTATTTTTCAGTTTACCAGCTCAGTTTTAATTATTTATTTCTAATCTCCATACGAAACGAAATACCTCTATTTTAACCCAACAACAAAACAAATTTTGCGAGTCAGCGAGACC